CGCTAATTCCATGACAAAGGAAACACCCGTGAAAACCGAGGCCGTCAATCTTTGTCGCCGCTTCCCCACACTTCCGGCGCGCACGCTTGCAAGGATGCTCAATCGAGACTTCCCGCAGCTTTACCCCACGGTGGAAAGGGCGCGCTGCACGGTGCGCGATGTTATGGGGCTTCGCGGGCAAAGCAATGCGAGAAAAGCGGTTGCCGACATTGTTCGCCCTAAGCGAAACGCCGGAGAATGGGAGGGCGTGCCCGTAGGCTCGCGTGAAATTGACTGGCGCACGTTCGACGTTGACGGCAAGGCGCGGTGTCTCGTCTTGTCCGACATTCACATTCCGTTCCACGATGAGAAAAGCCTCATTCTATCGCTCAAACAAGGCAAGCGAGATAAGTGCGACGTCATACTTTTGAACGGCGACTTGATGGATTGTTACAAGCTGTCCCGATGGGAAGTTGACCCACGCAAGTTTCCGTTCCACCGCGAAGTTTCAGACACCATCGCTTTCTTAGAGACTTTGCGCGAAAACTTTCCCAAGGCACGCATCATCTGGAAGCTCGGCAACCACGAAGAACGATTTATGAACGTGATGAAAAAGGATCACGCGGTCTTTCTCGACATTCCTGACTTTGACCTTGGCCGACTAGTTCATGCCGACAAGCTCGGCATTGAAATCGTGGATGATATGCGACCCGTGAAGCTCGGCAAGCTCTCCGTGCTCCACGGTCACGAATACCGTTTCAGCATCAGCAATCCCGTCAATCCGGCGCGAGGTCTGTTTATGCGGGCGAAGGTTAGCGTGATGTGCTCGCACTTCCACCAGACCAGCCAACACAGCGAGAGCGACCTTGACGGCAAGGTTGTCAGCGCGTGGTCACTCGGTTGCTTGTGCGACCTTCACCCGCGCTATATGCCGCTGAACAAATGGAACATTGGATTTGCCAAAGTCGAAACGGACAATGAGGGGCGCTTTGAGGTAAGCAATTACCGCATCGTTGACGGGAGGATATACGCATGACGAAAGATGAGCTATGGGCGGTGTATGTCAGGAAAAATCCCGCATTGCTTGCGGCGAATGTCACGTTTTCCGCCGCAGGAGTCCGAAAGTTCTTTGACCGCACTTTTGAGATTGCGCTCGATGAAGGCGAATATGATATTCCAAAGAAAAACGGCGCAGACATTCCCGATTTCCTTAAACAATTCCTACACCGCAAGCCATGAACGAGCCGGGACTACCGCAAGCAATCACAGCCGCGTCACTCGTTCTCGCCGTGTTCGTCGTCGGCAATATGATTTTCCGCATCGGCAAAAGCGGGCGCAAGCGAAATAAAAGGCGCAAGCCGCTTCCATGATATGAACGAAATCATAAACGGTGATTGCTTGGAAGAAATGGCAAAGCTCCCGCCCGCATCGGTGGACGCTATAATCAGCGACCTGCCCTACGGGACAACCGCCTGCAAATGGGACTCAGTGATACCGTTCGCGCCCATGTGGGCGGAATTTAAGCGGCTTATCAAACCGAATGGCGCAATCGTGCTGACCGCAAGCCAGCCGTTCACCTCCGCGCTGGTGATGAGCAACATTAAAGATTTTCGCTATTGCTGGATATGGGACAAGATGGTGGGGCGCGGGCATCTTGTAGCAAAAAAAAGGCCGATGTGCAGGCACGAGGACGTATGTGTATTTTACTCTAGTCCGCCGTCATACAATCCAATAATGACGAAAAGGGAAAAGCCGATTCGCGGAAAGGAATGTGCCAGAACCACAATAATGGGAGGGGTATCAAAGGGATACAGCGCCACCTATACTCATAAGTATCCTCAGACAATAATCTCGTTAGCGTCCGAGGGCAACTCATTGAAGAAACATCCAACGCAAAAGCCCGTCGCGCTAATGCGCTATCTGGTGCAAACCTACACTAACTCAGGCGACGTGATACTTGACCCGTGTTGCGGAAGCGGAACAACGTGCGTAGCGGCGAAGTTAGATGGCAGGCGATATATCGGAATCGAAAAAGACAAAGCCTACGCTGAAATATCAAAACAAAGACTATTGCAATCCATGATATGAACGAGGCCGCCGAACAAGCACTCAGGAAAGCCGCCGACCTTCTGGGCGAACACTTTCTTGAGTTCGTCATTGTCTGCGCGCAAAAGCAATCACGCGACCCGATACTAGAACACAGCGGCAGCATCTTCGCGGCTCACGGACTAGCGGAAGCCGCAGCCTACAAGCTGGACGTTCAAAACATTCCAGACAAGGAAGAGGGCGACGACGACAACGAAGGTTGGAAAAAAGACGACGGCGACGACTTCACTGGCGGCGATCCGAAAGTGAAAGCGTAGGTCAAATCACAATGAATCAACGATCAGAAAAAGAGATTGATAGGATGCGCGAATTATTTGCATCAATCGGCGCAGATTTAGAGCCGTGTAATAGCGTCCGATCAGCCGCAATGACAACCGAAGGAGATTCGGCTAGAAAAACATTCAAAACATCCGATACTTGCGGAAAGCTGATTTACCCATCGGAATCGGAAGCAATAAGAGCAATCAAGTCGCGCAAAAAGCGCGGGGCGGGCGCGCTGCGCTGCTATAAATGCGAAGGATGCAGGGGCTATCATATATCTAGTTATTTCGCAAAGCGGTAGCCGTCTAAAAAGGACGCATTGCGGAGAATGTGTCCCTAAATCACGAACACGCCAGCCGCTTCCCGCTCTTGTTCCAGCCTCGCAAGAAAAGCATCAGCGCGATGTTGCGCCTCCGCTTCATCCGCAAGCTGGTCAAGCTCGGCATCGGTCAACGTATCCGTCATAACATCGAATGGAATATCCATTTGCGTTGATAATTAACGCCAAGATTATTATTGTCAATCCGATAATGTAATTGACTTGCGTTAGTGTTTCGTGCATAGCAACGCGGAAATGGCCGTTCAAACCTTGCAACAGATGCCCGATGTAATCGAGTGCGGCGACACACTGCGCGTGCAGCTTGGTTTTGGCAACTATCCATCTGCATCATATTCCGCCGCGCTAAAGTTCAACATCGCGGGCACGGCGCCGACGAGCGTAGCAGGCAGCGCGGCAAGCAGCACCGACTTCCTTTTCGTTCTCACAGCCGCAACCAGCGCGGCAATGGCGGCGGGAAGCTACGACTACGCGATCCGCGTCACGGAGACATCCAGCGGGGAAACAGCGACAGCGCAGACGGGCACAATCACGTTCCTTCCGAACCTTGGCGCAACGCTGACAAAATCCACGGTTGAACAGCAATACGACGCCGCAAACACCGCGCTTCTTTCATTGCTGGCGAACAAAAACAGCAGCGTGTCGTTTAACGGTCAGAGTTTCACCAAGGAAAATCAAATGTCCCTTGTCAGCATTATCTCGCGCCTCAAAGCAAGGTTAGATGCCGAACGCGCAGAGCAAGCGGGACTGCGCGGACAAGGCAAGACGCGCTCGATAGCTCCATACTTCCAATAATATGCCAGCGAAAACGAAAACTCGACAAGTCAAAGTAACGCCGCAGGAAAAACCGCTGGTGCGGGACTATACCGCTTTGATGGCAAATTTACGTAAGCTCAGTCCTGATTGGAGCGTGAACAATATCTCGATGGAGTCGGATATTTTGGCGAATCACTTGGATTTGCTGAATTACTCCCGCGACCTATGGAAAACCAACCCCTACCTGCAAGCATACGGTGACGAAATGGCGGTGAATGTTCACGGGCCGCAAGGCATCCGCCTTCGCATGAAGATTCAAGAGGAATCAGATCGCGTCGTGCATACCGCAGAGGAAAAGCAAAAGCTACGCGGGCATTGGCAGCGCAGGGATCGCGTGAATAAGCATCTTGTCAAGAAAGGCGAGCGCCCGCTTTTTGTGCGGCACTACGAAGAGACACGCGGCAAGGCCACAATACAAGCCGGTGCGCCTGACATCTTCGCCAACAGCTATATTGAACGCGCATGGCTGGATTGGCAGCGCAAAGAGAACTGCACCGTAACGGGGCGACTGTCCTACAATGAAAGCCGGATGCTGCGCTTGCGGTCGTGCGCCCGTGATGGCGATCACTTCATCCGCTTCCTACGCGATAAAAGCTATAAATACGGGATCAAGATTCAGCACATCAATACGGAATGGTGTGACTGGCGGCTGAACTGCAAAATCCCCAAGGGACAACCCGGCGAAGGCAACACGATCCGCATGGGTATCGAATACGATGCGAGCGGACTTGTGCCAGTTGCGTATCACTTGCGCCGCCCATCGTTCAATCAATGGCAAGGCGTCGTGCCCGTGTC